AACACTTCTATCATCTGCCGATGTAGCTGTGGGAGGTCATAGATTTCAGGCACGGCTTGTGCCATCTGCATCACAGTTTGATACTGCACCACCCGTTGCGCCATAGTAGTATTATTAGGGTCGCTGACAGGGATAACATCAGTAGTATCGTAGTCTTGTGATCTAGCTCTTGGCTCTCCACGTTCTGGTAAGTAAACGTATTCTTCCGGTGCGTACTCCCCGATAATGGCTCGGAGCAGTTTGAACTCCTGTTTCATTGCATAATGAACACGCGCCTGTACCGCAGCCATCGGTTTAAGTGTCCGCTCCAGAATAGCTAAGGTTGTGCCGACAGGTGCGTTCGCACTCATGTCAGAAATGTTCATATCCGAAATAGCCCCTAACCTACGGCCTTCTTCGGTAATTTGATTGAGCAATGCGAGTAGTGTTTGACTTGGTTCCTTATAAGGAAGGTGCATAATGTTGTCACGGATAGACCCCCCCGGAACATCTACATCCCTAAACTCCCCCGGCCCAATAGGTGAGTCATCACCTGACACGCGCAATCCACGCGCTTTCAAACCACCCGGTAGGTTACTCAACGTACCTGCGTCAACTAATTGACGGATAAGAGAAGTACCTGCCCTAGCGTAACCACCAATAATGTGAATTAAACCAAGACCATAGAAGCCAAAACCCGGCACGTAAGAATAATGGACAAAATGTTGACGCTTGAGGAATAAAGAGTCGTCAGGCTGCCAGTTACGGCGAATAGATAACACCTTCCCTGTGCCACGTTCTATAGTGACTACATAAGGTTTAGCTACTTGGCCAACATCAGTATCGTTCTTACCTTCTTCAGAAATAAACTCATCACCTTCCTCATCTAACACAAGGTCGGCATGTATTTCATAAAGGGTATACCTATCATCATCTTCTATGGATATCCCACCTTCCTGTGCTTTTTTCTCTTCTACGTCTGTATGGAAGGGTTGGGGGTCACCTAAATCTACAGGTCTATAAAACCCAGCTTTATGAAGCTTAACAATTTCATTCTTGGTCTTACGCATTACGTGGGTCACACGTTCTGCAGTTTCTATATTAGAAGCTCCATAAGGGACAATTACATCTTCAGCAGGGATGAAGATAGCTACCTGTCGCCCTAGGCTAGGATCGTAATAAATCTTCTTAAATGCCGATCCTGCTAACCCTAAGCTGTACAGTAAGCGTTCATGTTCAGGTCTATATTCCACCATGACTTCAGTAAGCTCATAGTTCATATCAGTCTTCACACGATCAGCAGCGTCTTCTTTCTCCCTAGTCATTTCACCAAGGATTTTAGTTTTTACTGGCCCACCTGCAGGAAAGGTTTCTGCCATAGCTTCTGCTTGAAACCGAATAGCTGCTTCAGCCAACACCGTAGAAAATACGCCACACGCATCTTCCCAAGGCTGATCTCTCTGTTCGTACTTGAACCCAAGTACCTCTAATCCTTTAACGAATGTATCTGCCCAATCTTTTCGACTATTAGCATCAGATTCTACATGTGCTATGAGTTCTCCTGATAGTCCCTCAAGCACAGTCTCTTCCATGTACTCTGCTAAATTTGTATCAAACGGTGCGCCTGCAAGGTCAAGGGGTAGCCCTTCTTCAGGAACTAGGGTGATCTCCATACTTCCATCACTCATAGTTACCATTTCAGGTTCCACTACATTAATCTCTAAGGACTGTTCTATTTCTTCCCCCTCAGGTGCAGTAAATATGCCTTTCTCTATAGCCATCTTTTAGTCCTCAATAGTATCCGCCATGTCTTCTGCTTCTAAACATAGCCGGATCATCTTCTCTGTCAGTAGGGAGCTGTATAAAACCGCCTTGGCGAAAGCGCATTAGCGCCATAACTGTTGAGTCTACCAAGTCGTCATTGCTCATAAACGGGAATCCTGCAATCTCCTCTACTACTTCTTCAGCCCATCGTGATTGCGGAACCCAAACTAATCCTGATTGTACAATATCTGCCACAGAATTTAACCGCGCTGTTTTATCTCCTGAGCCTCTATGCGGGGTGTATTCCTGCACAATAAGTCCCATACGCCTTAATTCCTGATACAAAGCCGTGCCACTACTCTTTTTCTCCACGATAAACGAATCAGGTTCCCATTCCTTATATTCTTCCAAAGCAAGTTTCTTTAGCCCCGGAAACTCTACCCGCGTCTTAATAGAGTTAAGGAGAATAATATTATGGGCATCTTCTTTCTCATTGAAGAACACACCCCATGTAGTAATGGCCGTAAAGTCTGCACGGTTATGCGTCTCTGCCGCAGCGTCTAATGACATAATAATATAAGAACAAGAGGGGGGACGTTCCTCCTCCCACTGATTCCACCACTCACGCTTAACTAAAGCCGCTTCTTCGGCGGTGGGTTCTTGTTGGTACTGGGCATTCCACTGGAACAACGGCATCGAAGCCTTAGTGCGGTGGAGCGCATCCAGATCAAAGAACTCAGGCCATAACGGTTTCTCAACAGGAGCGCCTTCTCTTTCTATATCAATAATTGCTGGAAATTCAACCACTTCGTACTGGTCAGCCAACTCGTTCATCATCATGTCACGGGTAACACGCCCTGTCAGATCGTCCAGATGCCACCTAGTCTGGATAATCGCTACCCGACCTCCGGGCATCAGACGAGTACGCGCACCGAACGTAAACCATTCATAGGCTTTATCGAACACATCGAAGTTCCCGCTCAAGACATCCTGCTCAGAGTGAGGGTCATCAACCAACAACAGGTCTGCTCCTCGTCCTGCGATAGAGGAACCTATGCCACAAGCGTAGTATTCACCCCCCACGTTTGTGTTCCATCGCCCTGCTGACTTGGAGTCAGAAGCAAGCTGCACGGTGGGGAAGATTTTTTGGTAGTCGGGGGTAGATATAAGGTTTCTCACCTTACGTCCAAAATCTACAGCTAAATCAGTCGTATGGGACACCATCATTACTTTCTTAGTAGGGTTACGCCCTAAAAACCACGCAGGGAAATAGATAGAAACAAGCTGAGACTTACCATGTCTGGGGGGGATGTTGACACATATCCTGTCTTTTCCTGTGTCTGCCTCCTTTCCGCTCTCAATCTCCATCAATAGGTTAGCTAGGATGCGATGATGGCTACCAACCTTGTAATCCGGCTGCATAAGCTTACAAAATTCAACAAGATCAGTGTAACACGCCTCGGCTTTCTGCTTGTGTTCCAACTCTTCCAGTAACTTATCCAGTTCTTCCTGTTCTTCCAACGTGTATGCGTCTAAATTGTCCAACATTAGCTGGATTTCGGAGGGAGAAAAGTCCTGAGTGCGGATATTAGTCATTAAGTAGCAAACTGCCTTTGATCTGAGGCGATAACCCCTGTTTCTGCTGGCCCCCACTTACCTTCGGGGCAACTTACCCCCATAAACCACACTTTAGCAGGCATAATACAGCCGCATTTCTTACATTGGTGGATTTTAGGGCGTAGGTGAGGACACTGAACACATATGTGCATACGGATGTTAACAACATCCCGCTTAGTCACTTCCATCTTCGACCACCTCGTACACCCCTTCAGCGTTCTGCTTCAATACTTCCAGCTTTTCCCGTAGTTTTGCTCGTAGATCATCTGCATTCTGGTGGGTTACAGTTATTTCCTTACGTTCAGTAAAGAGTCCTACCTCGGTCATCTTGCCAAGGTTCTCCAAAGCACGTATACGTACCCTCGCATCAGGGTTTTCTGTCTCCAGAATCAATTTATTGACTACAGTATTGCGTATCTCTGCAGCACGGGTAGCAACAAGCTGCCCAAACTCCGTCAATATGGCACTTGTTTGCACCAACGAAGCAGGAGTGAGGGTGGTAGTTCGAGCTACAGAGACTTTCTTGGAAGTTTTTTCAGGGTTGGTGGCGTAGGACTCAACCAAAATACTGGCTGTATCCTTATCTAAATCATTAGGTTCCACATCTAGCCCATGCTCCCCTAATAACTTAGCCGTATTACAAGCGGCCTCTGCGCGTTCACGCAAATCCATATAGGTAGAGTCAGGCGGGATTTCTATTCCCACTTCGGGTACTAGCTCTAAAGCCATATTTTACCCCATCGCAAG